GTCCGAGCATGAGGTTGTAGAGTTCGTTTGCTTTGTCATATTCTTTTTTATGGTATTGTCTCACATCATCGACACAAGATAGAATCTCCTCATACGCTCGTCTAGCATCGACTTGTTTATCATTGAGATAATCATCGATGGCATCTTGCATACGACACTTACGCTGATATGCATAAGTTCTAGTCACTTTCCAACTCCATAGTCGGGTGCCTTCAATTCAAGTTTGCGAATGTCATTGTGAAGACGCTCAGTTGCATTTTGATGCAACTTTGCGATTGCTGCTTTTGCCTCAGGGGTTTCTTCCCACTCCCAAGTATCACTACCAATAGTCATTGTTTTTTTAGTCATAGTTTTCCTCCAACGATTGCAGATCCGACGACTCGGGAATATTGTTCTAGTGTGCCTTCTTGTTCACACTTAAGATGCCACCTAGACATATCAGTAACAACTTTTTCAGTAAGACCAAACAGAAAGTCCTTCCATTCGCCATCAATTTGACGCATACTCTTCCACATAAATCGTGTTTCCACAACGTAGAAAGCATCATCAATCAGTTTGGCGTTCTCAGGCACCGTAGTTTTGTTTTCTGTTGCGATCATAGAAAGTGTCCTCTGTCGTCTAACCAGTGTAGCATATCTTTTAGTCCTCCGACATGTTCTACACCAATATTGATTTGCGGATATTGGGCATTGACACCAAACTCCATTTCAAACTGTCGCTGACTAAATTGTTTACCAAGAATATACTCTTGGATTTCGATCTGTAAATTTTTGAGTGATTTTAAGAGCATTTTAGTGCGGTCGCACTCCATACTCTCATTGCTGTAAATTACTACTTGCATTTTCTTCCTCTTTTGTCTTGTATTGCCACTCGTCAGTATGCCCAACCGTCCACCATTTAGCTTCGGTTTCCACAGCATAATTCTGTGTGCATACCTTAAAGTCTGGTTGTTTAAGATCTCCAGGGATTAAGGAGTTGTCATGCCAAACGACTCGATTGTTTGGTTGGGCAGCGAACTGTCCGTTGTCGAGGGCGATGACGTTGAACGATTTATGTTCGGGGTCCAGCTCAGAAAAATTAGTGTCGATAACAGACTGATCTGGATGAGCAGTGTCAATTGTAAATTCATATTCTCCAGGGTGCATTTTTTTATCTTTACCAAAAAATTCACACCGCCCAAGAATAGGTTTCCTGAGCACAGTAATATGGTAGTCAAAAGAATCCCACAACTCAAGAACATCTAATGGTAATTGATCATCAGGATTGATGTCAGTCTTCCATACAAATGCACTTAAGGGTAGTTTATCATATAAAGCACCATACTCTGTAAGCAATGTCTCAAAATATAATGCTTTTGTTTGAACACTCTTTACCGAAATCCAAATACCAGGAGTTAATTCACCATGCCCTTTTTGATGGTCATAAAGAAATTCCTTTTTGACGTATACAGGATTTGGTGGCAAGGGATGAACTAGAAATGCCATTATGTGTGTGAAGAAAACAATACTTGTTCAACATGACCCTCAACAAAAGTCACCATAGCACTAGGAGTAGGCGCATAATGTGCAGTCCAGTGTGCAGGATATAGTTCCAATTGTTTTGTTATAGGGAAAGGAGAAACTCTACCATGATTTATACTCTTTACAATCTTAAATTTTTCACCAAAGTCTTCAAAATCATACGTTCCAGTATGATCAACTGTCCAAAGATTTCCTCTTGGATCAATCCAGTGATACGACATGAATCCTTCTAGATCCATTGTTCTTAACTCTCTATTCCAAAATCCTGGTCCAAGATCAAAGGTTGAATAGATTGTATCGTAGATCCCTTGCATGTTGTCCATCATACTGAGATTATTTAGATATCGTTAGATCAAACGCGATGGACATTCTTTCGGAAGGAGTGCTTCTTACATAGTGTGTTACCCATGCAGGATGAATCAATAACATTCCTTTCTCAGGTCTTACCCACTTTTGCGGTTGATTATACTCATTATAACTCTCAATCAGATCAGGTGCAATAAGATTTTCCATGCAACTTAATGGATTGATAAATGTAATCTCAACGTCAGATGCTTGAGGATAATATATCGCGACTAAATGACACCCTACATGAGTATGCGGTTTCGTTATATCCTTATGATTACTGTAGTTACACCAGGCATATCTAATTTCTAGTTCACCCTTCAGTTCCGTTTTTTTGTGCATATAATTAGCACACTCTACAACTTGTGCTGCCAAAGGTCCTAAAGGCGATGACACATCAATATATTCACCTCTTAAAGAGTGTGCTGCTTCACCATCATCATATATTAAAAACTTTTTGCTATATTCTATCAAGGCATCATCATCAATACCTTCTAACATAGTCCACCCCAAGGGTGTGGCAAACATTGGAAAAACGTTCATCTTACTGCGTTCACACTAATGACAATTCTATTAGATGATTTATTTGGTTGATACATTGATCCGTGACGCAACCATGAGGGAAAAATAATCAGATCACCATCCATGGGTTCAAAATACCAGTATTCATGCATACCTTCAGATCTGGGATTGTTCTTTTCATCCAGTCTATAATTAAATTCTACATGAGGATTGGGATTTTCAAAGTATAAGTTGTTGCTACCTTCAGGACAATTGATAAACATAGCAGCAGATACAAGACTAAATGGGTGATTGTGCTGCTTGGTTATGCTACCCTCCTGTTGAATATTACACCAACTATTAGTCAAACGCAAGGAACCAATACCTACTCTTTTAGTATAGTCATTCAAGACTTTAATTAGTTTTTCCTCAATATTAGGGAAGTCTTTTATAATACTATCATTATGTTCTAACGGTCTTTCACTACCGCTAGAACAGACACCACCATCAGTCAACATGTTATGTGGACCCAATGATGTAGATAAACAATGCTCTTTTAACTGTGCCAACTCATCTGCATTCAGAAACCATCTGTAATGCGTGAGTTGTGTTGGAAATAGATTGAAATCAGTTTTGTTCATAACTCCCCTTCCTGGGATCGAACCAGGGACAAATTGATTAACAGTCAACCGCTCTACCGCTGAGCTAAAGAGGAATGGAGGAGGGCTCTGTTTCTAAAATACAGATCTTTTGTATTCCCTCCATGGAGAATAGCGGACTCGAACCGCTAACCCCCTGCGTGCAAAGCAGGTGCTCTACCAATTGAGCTAATTCCCCTGGAGCCACTCAACGGACTTGAACCGTTGACCTACGGTTTACAAAACCGTTGCTCTATCCAGCTGAGCTAGAGTGGCGTTCTTCTTTAGATGTCTTGAAATAGAGTTTGTAGTATCTCTGCTTCATTTCATCTAGTATAGCATTATCTTCGTCAAATGCCATATATTTAGTCAATTGATATGATCCTTCTAATTCGGAGATGAGTCGAAGGATATTGACTGAATTTTTTGGTAATCCACCATGTGTCCAGTAACTATGATCAGTCATTGTTTCAATGGCCAAGGACCAAAGTAATCTTCTTTATCCATATCCAAATATTGATACAATGCAATATGCAGATGCCAATAACGAAGATACCAATCAGACATCAAACCATACATCGGAAGTTCGTGATAGTCATTTTCATTCTGATGAAGCATTTTGATCAGAGTTTCTTTATCCATAGTATAGGAGCGGGGGGACTTGAACCCCCACGAGATTAATTCTCAACAGATTTTAAGTCTGGTGCGTCTACCGATTCCGCCACGCTCCCATTATAGGTGGGAGGATGAAAAGCACAATACTCATTGAATGTAATTTTCATCTCTTTGTCAGTAAGGTTAGCATTCTTTGCCGCTTTTGGCAAGTTCCATTTAGCATGGAATAGCATTTCCATTGACTGTCGGGTTTCAGGTCTCATCAGGTAATCCAGCGTTTTCTAAAAACTTTTGACGGAATGTTTCAACTTCATCTTGAAGTTCTTCCGAGATAGGTGCAATTTGATTCAGGGGAACCATCATACACGCTTTCCCATCAGGTCGAGTAATCTTCCAACAAACTCTTTGCGAGTCTGTCAAATCCATAATGAAATCAAAATGATCTTCCGCTTGGCGAAGAGTAATCTCAATAGGTCCAATCATGCTTCTGCAAAACAATAGGTAATAAGGTCAGGATCAACAGCGTCTTGAATATCGGAGACGGTCTCTGCAAATCCAGCAGCGCCCTCTATATCCCATTTCCAGTTGACAGTCTTGTCATATCCTTCATTATCTAGGATTTTTACGGAACGCTTTGAAAAGTTGATGAAGATCTGTTCTACAGAACGATCATCCATGGGGTTGCCTCGTGACTACCCCCATATTATAGCACTAGTTCAGGAAAATGGAAAGCCCCTTGAGTGTTAAAGGTGATGCGAGACAAGCTATCGTGATAGGTCCTGCCGTGGCACCAATTGTGATAGGACCAACAACTGCCTTCATATCAATAGGTCCTACAGCGTTTGTGAACAGCATACCACCAGTCGTAACGGTATTCGTATATCCAGTGGCACCAGAGGTCACTGTAACGGGTCCTGCGGGGTTAGCAACGGTATATCTGGGAACTGCATCACTAGAAGCGCCAGGAGTCATGATAGTTTCACAGGATCCACCAACGTTTCTTAAAATACCAGACTTTGCTTTAGGAATTGGCGATGGTGGGAAGTTAATGTTCTCAAGTAGAGATGTTGTTGATAGTGTAATCGAGTTATCAGCAGCAATAATTGTTTCAGCACTACCAAGAATAACATTACCCTTACCTTGAATCTGAAAATCACTACTAGTGAACATAGATTTAACTGTGCCGACATTAAATTCAGCACCTTGCAGTTCAAACTTAGCACCAGGAACATTTACATCAATATCAGATCCAAAAGTAATACCATGCTTTTGAATGTCGGAGTCTTTCTCGTTACCATTATCATCAACAATCTTGGGTGATCCTTGTGCATTCATGACAAAAGCACCACCAACTGTGATGTGACAGTCTCCTGTAATATCTAAATGATAGTCTCCATTAATAGTCTGGACCTGATTCTGATCAACCAGTGTGCAATAATCACCGTGAATTTCTTGAGTATAGTTACCAGCGTAATTACTATGGTCTGCAACTAAGTTACCTTCATTACCACCACTATTTTCCTTTTGTCTCTTCTTATAATTTTGAAGTTCTGCTTCTGTTTCTTCTTCAGATTTACCAGATTTTCTTAATTCTTTCTTGTAAACATATTCAGCATAAGTCTGATCATTTACTTTGAGTGATGTATGGGTTGTTCCATTCTCATTACGACGAATTGTTGTCTCTCTGCCAGGTGTGCCAACCCAGAGATCATATGCACCATTTACATAATTCTTAGCAGCAGTAAGATATGGATCTGCTTCATTCAAGATATTATCAATCAATCCACCGCCAGAATCGTTATCACCACAACTACCACGACTTCTACCACGAATCTTATTAATCCTTTCAAGATCTTCAGGGGTGCAATGTGTTACACCAAAGAGGGGATACCAACCAACAGTATCTTTACCAGCATTAACCTTACGATTACATCCACCACCAGTGAACTTAAGGAACAATGACATCAATCCAGTCAGACTGGTAAGACCTTTGGTAAACAAATCTGTTCCAGCTTCAAAAATAGCACTACCTGTTTCCCAAGCATCAATAATTTCTTTCGCTTGACCAACACCATCAACAATAGTTTTGACAGTATCAACAATTTTCAGAGCTTGATCAAGAATCTTTTGAACGTTACAGACAATATCATCAATAACTTTTTGAACACCTTGAACAATCATTGCTGCTTGATCAATCAATCCATCAAGGAAACCCTCAACGATAGACAGAACAGATCCAACTGGGTCAGCAATATAACCGAGAAGTTGACTATCAATTACACAAAGTTGACTAAGAATAGTAGTTACTGCCTTCTGCACAGCAGTGAAAACTACAAAAGGAACACCAGTAGCACCACCAAGAAGATTTACTAGTTCTAATTGTTCTGCAAGGTTCGCGAGTTCTTGTCTAATAGCAGCAACAACCTGTGTAAATACAGCGCCAAGGAAGTTTTGCAGTTTCGCGGTGAGTGCTTTTGCAGAGACAATCTTACCAGTGAGCATATCGAGGA